GTTTTCCGGTGATGCAAGGGTTTTCGGTAATGCACGGGTTTAAGGTAATGGACAGGTTTCCGGTGATGCATAGGTTTCCGGTGATGCACGGGTTTACGGTGATGCATGGGTTTACGGTAATGCACAGGTTTCCGGTGATGCATGGGTTTCCGGTAATGCACGGGTTAAGTGTTTGCTTTAATATCGTGTGCTTATTACAGAATGAGTACATATACCTATCTTTAATGTCCTTGCAGTATTCATACTTATCTTTAAATCCTCTTTCATTTCGTAGCAATGCCGTTGCTGATTTATGTAAGCTGATTACTGAAGAGTGATCGCGGTCAATTACCCTTGCGATGTGTGAGAATCCATATTCGCGCACATAGTTTTTATTGTGATTAACTATCTCAATGCAAAATTTAACCGCTATTTTTTTTGCATCCATGACCTCAGAAAGCCTTGTATTGTTGCGGATGGGGATATTAATATCCAATCGCTCATACACATCTTCAAACAGTTTTTGAATGTTGATTCGCTCAATATCCCTGTTGATTAACTGATATACTTTATGATACTTTCCCATTTAGTTTAAGGGTTTATAATTTGATTTTGTAAATTCTTCAAACGTTTCATTCGTAACAGCATCGTTCCACTTACCCCAAATCACACAGCAACAAACACCGTATTTAATGAAGTGCGAATCCGTTTCTAAACACTCCAGGCAAAGGGGGCAAACCTCTTTTGCCGGCTCTTCGTGGTTCTTAACCCATACATAAGTGTTGGGGTTACTTGCCTTGCAAAACTCCTGATCTTCTTGCTCGTAGTTCATTTGTGCTTTTTTAAAAGGTTGTTGCGATGTTTTGAAACCTTGTCTTTTTTACACAATTCCATATCGTTTGACTGGCCGCCTGAAGAGGTAATTGTATTTACATTGGTGTTTACATTGGAATCGCTTTTGTTTGCATTTGCAAAGTCAATTCTATTGCCTAACAACTCCTTAACCTTGCTCATATACTTTGATGGGATTTCGCTTTTTTCAAATAGTTGTATAAGGTAAACCCGCGACACCCCTAACATATCCGCGAAATCAGATTGCTTAATGTGGTTATCCCTCAACGCTCGTTTCAGTGCCTCTCCCTGTTTCATTTGGTTAGCTTATCAACTTTACAATTGTTAATAACTTTTGTTTACTTTTAGTTGATTTTTGTTTGCAAATGTAAATAATGTGTTTAAATTTGCATCCATTATTGAAAGCAAAAGTAAACGCATTTATACAAAAGACAACAATAAAATGGTAACAGAGGCACAAAGGTTTACAAACCAAACAGTTAAATTATTAACACCGGCAGCAAAGCTGCGTATTTGTATAGCGGCAGGCGTAAGTGAATCAACGCTTAACAGGTGGATCAGGTCAGGCAGTGCAAAGTTAGTTCATCCTGTTGTAATGAAAGCTGTTGCAAAAGAAACGGGCTTGGCAAAAAAAGAAATTCTCATTGGTTAGGGGTAACTGATCGGGCAGGAGTGGTTTACCTGCCCGCTTTTCTAAATATTAATTTTAAAAACAAACAACATGAATAGACTGGATAAAATTGAAAGACAAATAGAGTTGATATGCGAGGCATTGCACATTGATGAACTAATCGAAACTGTTGTTTTCGGTCAGCCTGAGAAAAAAGAAAGTAAAAAAGACAAGGTTTCAAAACATCGAAATAACCTTTTAAAAAAGCACAGCAAATGAACTACGAAACCGAAGATCAGGAGTTTTGCAAGGCAAGCAACCCAAACACTTATGTATGGGTTAAGAATCACGAAGAGCCGGAAAAAGAAGTTTGTCCGCTATGCCTGGAGTGTTTAGAAACGGATTCACACTTCATTAAATACGGTGTTTGTTGCTGTGTGATTTGGGGTAAGTGGAATGATTCCGTTACAACAGAAACATTTGAAGAATTTACAAAATCAAATTATAAACCCTTAAACTAATGACAAGACCCGAAATATTACTACACGAAATTAAAACCGCATTTAACTATCAAATGCTATTGCGTTTAAAGATGGAAAAGGCATCAACTCAAAAATACAGAAAAGAGTTGCAGCGAGAGATAAATGCAAGTTGTAAATGGCTGCAAAGTTTAGATGCGAAATTGACAAATCACATTGAGCGCGAAAAGGCAAAAGAGGAGCAAGAGTTATTTAAACTGGAGCAAGAATTAGCAGCATGCAATAATTCAGTATATCAATTCAAAAAGGCATCATGAGAACTAACATAAAAGCCACTGAAAACAACGGCACACTGTACATCACAACAACAGTAACAAAGAATTACAAAGGGGTTTACACCCGCAGAATATCAACTCAAATAAAATGAACGCACCAATTCAATTCCCGATTTACACACGATCGCCTCTTGGATCATTCTATACTAAACACATCAGCGAAAATCACTGCATTGATGTTTACCCTAACAAGGAAATTGGAATCAATGAAGAAAAGCATGAAAAAACATCAACATCAACCTATGATATGCTTTGCAAGGGTGCAGCAAAAAAAATAACAAGGGTTGAGTTTGAAACAATTTACAATACTGTTTCTGATTCAATTCGCAAACGGGCAATTGATTCAGATGCCCCAATAATGGATTTAGAGTTAGAAAACGCTTCAAAACAAACAGGTGAGTTCACCTGCTGATATTAATAATTCACACTTTAAAATTAATCACTATGAGTAAATTAATCGGGTTAAATCTAAACCTTTCAAAATTAGATAAAAGAAAAATCAAAGAGGTGCAAACCAAAGATGGACTGCAAAAGTTCATTAACCTAACGGTATCAATAAACGATACGGTTGACAATTTCGGCAACAACGTTTCGGTTTGGAACGAGCAAACAAAAGAGCAACTTGCAACGAAAGTAAATCGGGTGTTCTGCGGAAATGGTAAGGTGGTATTCAGCAATGATTCAACTACCAATGATGCTCCGGCAGAATACAAAGCAAAATCGCCTGCGCCTAAAAACGACCTCCCATTTTAATTTTAAACACTTAAAAAATATTCACGATGGAAAATCAAGTAATGAAAATCGAGTTTTCAAAAGATCAAATTGATCTGATTAAAAGGCAAATCGCTAACGGCTGCAATGATGATGAATTGCGGTTGTTTCTATACCAATGTAAGCGCACTGGGTTAGACCCATTAACCCGCCAAATTTACGCGATAAAGAGGGCAGGTAGAATGACTATCCAAACTTCAATTGATGGATTCAGAGTTATTGCAGAACGTTCAGGAACTTACGCAGGTCAGGATGAGCCGACATGGTCATATAAAGGTGATGGAACAATCGAAAAGTGTGTTGTAAAAGTTTATCGCTTTCGCGGTGATATTCGCTACCCTGCCGGTGTTGGCGTTGCTTTCTTTTCTGAATACTACCCGAACCCTGTAAACCTTCAAAAGACTTTAGCGCATACCATGATTGCAAAGGTAGCTGAAGCATTGGCACTTAGAAAAGCATTTCCGCAAGATTTATCAGGACTTTATACGGCTGATGAAATGCACCAGGCAGATGCACCACAGCAAGCGGTTGAGGTTGAAGAAATGATGAACGAGCAACAGGCTATGACTATTGAAACGCTTGTTGAAAATGCAAACATACCTTTTGAAGAAAAGAACGCGATTAAAGAAAGGAAAAAATCACTCTAAAAAAATATTGAAATGAAAAAAACAATTCTAATGATCTTAACGGTAGCGGCAATAACCGGCTGCCAAAAAGAAAACAGCGAACTGCCCGCTAATTTCGCGGCAACTTACACGCAGGTTGACCAGGTGATTAACGGCAATTACAACCGCCTCGATGGTGTGCTGCAACTTACAACAACCGGCAGCGATGTGTTATTCGAGTTGACAGGCAATAATACATTTCGCATTGACGGAGTGGTTAACGGTAACGGCAAGGCAACTATAATAGCTGTTAATGGTGTTGGTGTAACCGGCTCCGCTAATTATAACAGCGATTATTGCGACCTAATTTATACCACTTCAAACGGAGTTGAGCAGGTGGTTAAATCTAAAAAATAAAAAGCCATGCCTAAACTGAAATACACTACACTGGGAAATGGATTCAGGGAGCGGATAGTTTTAGAGATGCGTAAACTTATCGCTGTGGATCCTAAAGTAAAGAACAGGCGCGATTTTGCGCAACGTATTAATGTACTGCCGTCAAATGTAACGCAATGGGAAAAGGGCAGGGGTTATCCTACAATGGAGCATATCGCTAAAATGCGTAAAGAATTTGGTTTTGATATTAACAGCCTGATTGACGGAGGCGATAAGCATACGCAGTCAATTAAGGGTATCGAAAAAAGGCTTTTAATAGTAGAACAATCGATTAAAAAAGCGATTAAAAAAAGCCCTAAAAAGGTGCTTGTAAAGTATTTTTTAAAAACAGGAACTCAATGAAATCAGGTGTCTTGATAAACGTAAATTGTTGTTTAACAATCTCGTCTCGGGCACATTATCAATGTTTATTGTGGTTTTGGGCTAACCGATTAAAGAAACGATTAAATTTTAGGCATAAAAAAAGGGGTGTAATTAAACACCCCTTTGCCGTGAAAGGGCTCGGGCTTCGATTCGGATACTAATACTTTACCATAGTGATTTTGTTTTACGATATAAATATCAACGTAAGTAACAAGAGGCTGCAAATATAATAAATAATATTTTACATAACCAAATTTTATTAATGACCGATTATAAACCCGCCAAATTAAACAATTGCAAAGGTGATATTAGTAAGCAATGGTATGTTTACTATTTCACACTGGTAGATGGCAAATTTAAAATGCACATTGCCAAAGGTGGCATCAATCGGATTAAAACCAAACGTGAACGGACCGCTGAAGGCAATGCACTGGCAACAGCATTAAATCAATTATTAAAACAGGGGTGGAGGCCAAAGGGAACTGATCGAGTTGAAAAGGCTGTTACCTTAATTGCCCGCCTTGATGAATTGCTGCTGCTAAAAAAAAGTTTGCGCAGGCGAACATGGCAATCCTACCAATACTCTATTGATGTGCTTAAAAGGTGGTTAATTGCCAATCGTTACGATTACTTTTTACCTGATGATTTCACGCTACCCATTTGCCATAAGTTTTTTGACAGCCTGCAGGCCGAAAAGTTAGCCGGTAAAACTTTGAACGGTTATAAATCGCAATTATCAGTTTTCTTTAACATGATGGTGGGCAGGGAATTCATACAAAAGAACCCATTTTCAAAGATTCGAAAGTTTCAGGAAAACACAGGTCGAAATATTGCCTTTAATGATGAACAGCGATCTGATTTGGAAGATGAAATGAAAGTACATAATTACCGCCTCTTTTTATTTACTCAATGGATTTACTACACCTGCATCCGGCCAATAGAATTATTGCGCCTAAAGGTGTCAAATGTTGATTTTGAGAAAGGTATTATTCGAATACACAGCAATCAAAGCAAAAATAAAAGGGATGAATCTGTGGTTATTCCTGATGCTTTTAAACCATTAGTTGACAAAATGTGTCTTGACGAATTTAGTCCAAACGACTTTATCTTTGGCTCCAGCCTTTTAACCTGTAATAAACCTTACAGCCGCAACGCTGTTTCAAATGCCTTTAGAAAAGTATTGGTTAAACTCGATTTCGGCAAAGATTACACCCTTTATAGTTGGAAGCACACCTCAGTTGTAAATGCTTTTAATGCTGGAATAAACCCGTATGCAATACAACGGCAACTCAGGCATCAAAGCCTCGATCAAACAATGGTCTATTTAAAATCATTGGGATTGCTCCGTAATGATGAGTTTGGAAGTAAAATGAGGTAAAATATTGGTCAGGTAGGTTCTACTTGGATAAAATAATTGCTTTGGTTTTCAATCAGTTAAATAAATATTATAAAAATATCTTTGATAAAGTTTGCAGAATCAAAATATGGGTGTATCTTTGACCCATAATATTTAAAACAAAAGCAAAATGAAAAGCAACAACGAAATTCAGAAAGAATTACAAAACGTAAAAACACAAGATTCATTAGTGGCAATTTCAATTGAAAACCCTGAGTGGTTTTTTAATGGAAAATTCTCAAATGACGGAATGAAACTTTTGTCTGTTTCGGTTTATGAAAATTCAGCGAAGGCTAAATTTTATGCAGAAAAGGGAAATGTTACGGTATTTAATAACGGCAATGTTTTATGACTAAAAAAGAAAAAAGAGGCGGCACTCGCAAAGGGGCGGGTGCTAAACCTAAATTTGGCGAACCCACAACAACAATAGCGTTCAGGGTTCCTGAATCGAAAGTGCCGGAAATAAAGAAAATTGTTAAAACGAAAATTGAAACTTATAAATTGAAAAAGAAATGAAGTGTTGGCGAAATGGTAGCCGCAACTGAGCGTAGTGGTGCAAGTCTCATATCTTACGACCTCGCAGGAAATGGCAGGTGTTACAACAGTGAAGTTGATAAAAACACATAACGGATAAGGATGAGGGTGTTTGAATACATCCAATATTAACAGGCTTATGCTCGATAGCACCAATGCAGGTTCGACTCCTGCACACTTCACATAGAAAAGCAGGGGCAGCGAAACGACACACCGCCCCTGAAAACAACCAAACCTATATTATAATTCCAAATAAGTCTTTGACACGCTGAACGTGCCAGTCGATCTCATTGTAACCCCGCTTGCCGTTCAGCTGCTTGTTTTCAATTACTGTGGCACAATCAGCTTTTTCAGTGTAATATTCGCCAACCTGTATTGGGTTAGCCCTTGTTACCTGCTGATGGTTAACCCTTTCAAATTCGTATTCGCAAAAGTGTATATATTGTTCAAAGAAGAATTGTGTCAGGCATTCGTTAACGTTAAATCTATTGCCGTTAATAGAATGTAATTCCATTGGAGAACTTGGAGCCGGAAAGTGATTTACATTAACGTAACCGCTAACAATAGCACCATCCTCAAAAGTAAGGGGCATCAATAATTTTGCAAGTGCGATGATCTTACGTTGATCTTCAGCGTTATAAATTTTCGATTCGCAAGCCATTTTATTTCTTTTTTAGTATTCTTTTTAATTGCCAATTTTTATAAGTTCTTTCGCGGTCAGTTACTATGCTGAATATCCTGTACAGTGTGCAACCTTTGCCTCGTGGCATTGCCCGCCTGATGGTTGATGATTCATTAAACACCTGCTCATAATCTTTGCATTTGATTTTACCTGGTTTAACTTCCTTTTCTAATTCAAATAAATTATCAAGAATGTAATTAAGGTTATCGGTACCTAATACAGCAATGCCATTCATGTGGTCTTTGTACTGCTTCAGTAATACCTTTGCAGGTACATCGTCCAAAGGGTGCATTTAATCCCAATTTTCAATCAATCCGACCTGAACCCATCCGTTAACCCTCTTCGGGTTTGAACCTGCTACTATTGGCAGCGTTTCGTTATATTCATAAACAAACGATTGTGCGCCCGCCTCTAATGGTATGTATTGACCGTTCAGATAAATACCCCCTGATTTCTTTAACCCAACCCCTGTTTTGAGATTCGTCATTGAGGTGCTGAATGTTGTAATTGCGTACCGGCTACCGAGTTTCATAACGGCTGCTGCCACTTCATAATCGCCAAACCAAAATGTGTAATTTGTGCCTCCGAAACATTGCCATGATGCGTTACGATCACCGGCTAATAATTGCCCTGTTGTGATTATATCCCACACCTTTTGACAAGCTGATTGAGCAAGCACAGCACTGTACATTTGATAAGCGTATGATTTGGGATTTGGATTATTGCCACCGTCAACAAATAGGGCCGGATAAGTGTATGGCGAACCTGTTGCCGTTACAAAAGTTTCAAGTCCTACTGTATGCGTGGGGTTAATATCAAAATCAGGATTGCCTAAATAACCGACACCAAAAAACGGAGCATTTAACGGATGACCCTGTTTAATTTCTTCACGTTTACTCAACATGAAATATCTTAACAACCCTCGTTTATCACCACTGGTTAAACCACCTGATAACAGGTTAATCATTTCGCGTGGATAAAGTTGTGTGCTGCCCCTGCCGTCAGTATTTAACCCTACCCTATATTTGAATTTAGGGAAATAGTAATTATTACATCCGTCCAGTGCGTTTACATCGTATTCGATAATTTCAATACCGGGACAAGCCCTCCTGATGCCGTCATACATTCTATTCATACAGGCAGCGTAACGTTGTGAGCAGTAATCCCACCAACTTAACCCTGATGCTTCTTTTGCAGCCTTACAGGACACATTTGTATTATACCGAACCGTATCAAGCCAGTTATTGAAATACTCGTTATCAACTAAAGCTGTTTTAATCGGTTTTAATGATCGCGCCTGCGCTTCGGTATAATGATATTCTAAAATGTAAGCCATATCATCAAACGTTTCTAAAGGCACATTTGGCAGCATCGCATTTATTTGTGCTGTGGTGATTGCAGGGTGGCCGGGTAATGATGGCAAATGTGATAGTGAGCAATCAACTCTTATTTCATAATCGGGATGAGCGTTTGCAGCGTTAATCATCGCAGTGTTGAACTTACCATGCGGGCTGTTAGGTTGATCTTTATAACTGATAAAATCTGTTGTATTGCCAATCATGCGAAAATCACAATTACCTTTGTCGGCCATTAATACAGCGATAGCAACCCCCGCTTTAATTGCTGAATCGGTAGGGATTCCATGATCTTCACCCCCTGCTTTTAAGAAGTCAAACATTAAGCGGGTTTTCTCAACTGTTGGGGGTATAGGTTTAATAACATTTAAAGCATCAGCCAATTGAACGCAACAGGATTTTACATTTGTGTAATCCCAGTTACCGTCAACATCCTTTATTAATCCCTGCGGTAAATTTCTGCTATCGAGTACCTGTACCGGTTGTGGTATTTCTTTTTTAAGTTTTAAAAATGAGGGTGAAAAAGTAAAATCGGTTATCGTTGCGCTTAGTTTATCAATTGAACTGTTGCTGCTTAACCACAATGACCCGTTAAAAGTTGCCGCAGGTGATGGAGTGCTGCTGATAATAAATGAATCAACCAATACTTCACGCACGCCTTCGCCCACCCTGAAGGTGAGCGTATGAACGTTTTTATCTGCAATCTTTTGATAGCCTGATTTGCCACTCAATACGGTATATGATCCGTTATAAACTAAATAGGGATAGCTGATATAAGCCTTTTGGTTGCCTATCTCAAATAATGTAACGGTTCTATTCTTGTGAAAGCCGGTATCAGTTTTCATTTTAAATTGAATGGTGTAATCAGAACTCGTTGCGTATTGACCCATATTAACGGCAGGGCTGTTATTCGTAAACACCTGTGCGCTGCATCTTAATTGACAGAATAGGCCAATGGCCAACCCTAACAATATCATTGCAGGAATAGAATAATCACTCAATAAAAATTGTTCAATCTTTGATTTTAATTTCATTCGTTTTATAAATTTAATTTGATTTTGTCAAATATTTTTAAATGCCGGAGGGCTGTGTGCCTCCAAACTTATAGCCACTGCTCCAGGTGATTGCAAGCCCTGTAAATACAGCATGAACAAGTCTCTTAAGTAGTATCCAATAAAATATACTTAGTATTATTTCATCGTGAATGTGAAAGAATAATGACCACTCCACAACAAATGATAAAAGGGTGAAAAGCAAGAAAGTAAAATACATTCCGAGTAACCCATAATCACGATGTATTAATACAAATTTCTTTTTCCTGATTTTATGCAGCGTAAAAATAAATCCGCATATAGTCACCAAAAGAATTATTAAATCTAATGTGGCAATGGTGATAATCAGTTTGTGGTTCATATTACTTTTTTTAGGATCACATCAAGTATAATGTTGTTCTTTTCTAAAGCATGAACAATCTCTTTATTGCTTTGCGAATGTTGCTGCATGGTTTCGTTTACACGCTCCAGTACATGAAGCCCGGCTTTGTTTAGTTCCTTGTATTCTTTGACATTTTCCTTTTGAGCAACTTCATGCTTTTCCATTATGGAAAAAGTTTTTTCGTTTAATAACTTGACCTGCTTGTACATATAAATTGCAGCAATGATACCAAGCGAAAACATAAGCAATCCGATTGCAAGCACCAGTTTATTCAGTCCATCAAAATCAGTTAACGAACCGTACAGAACCTTTGCTATTTCATCAAAGAACTTATTGAGCATAATTATTTTATTAAAGCTGTGGTGAAATATTTACGCAGTACAATTGTCGCAATCGCCCCGATAATTGTCACTATCCCAAATTCGTAGTTACCCGCTATGATAGCGAATACCCCTGTAACGGCTTGTGTAACCGCAACCCAAAAGATTTTGGATTTGAAGATGCTTTTCTTTATCATGGTAGATAATTATAAATAGCATCAGCTATTGTTATGGCAATTGTTTCATCGTTTAAATCCCATTGGCCTGTGTTTAATTCCTTAATGAGGTTTTCAACACATTGATAAATATTATCACCAGTTGAAAGACTGTAATTAATAATTTTTGTGCAGCGTTGGCTGTCTTGTACTGTGAGTATTGTTACTTGATCTGTCATGTTGTTTATTTATTATTCATTATGCTTGTTTCGCCATTATAATTCCCGCTACATTTAAAGGTGCAGCCCCGCTTCCTGTTGTCTGATAAAACATTCCTTCACTCAATCCACCTGTTCCCGCTGCTGCGTCATCATCGTAAGCTGGTAAAATACAAGCTATATACGACTTAGCTATATCTGGCGCACCGCTTCCGCCTATTCCGATGGAGCCAAGTACCGTCAGCCCTGCGGAGGTGGTGACACCTGCACTTGCTGTTAAAAGCATTTCATCGGCTGCGGATTGTCTTATAGTAGTTGTACTATCAGTCAGCTCTAATCTATCTGTTGTTCTTATTCGACCTGTTACCGCTAAAGCCTTACCTGAAACAGCCGCACCGTTGATGCCGACTTCTACATCGTGGCCTACGTTGTCAATCTTTAATTGTTTAGTGGTGGGAGAATTAATAATAACCACTGCTGCATCATCGCTGTTTTGAAATTGAACAGAACCGTCAGTTGATGAAGCTGAACCAACGGACAAACCACCCCTTGCAACAACTGTATAAGGTGTGATTATTTGTGATAGATTATTATCAATCTCCAATATAATTGTCGCATCGGCAAGAATATTCATTCCCCAACTGCCGCCAATCATACTGTTAACCATTCCGCTGCCGTCAACAGGGAATATTATTTTATCGTTAGCGTCAATTTCGATGTCTTGCCCGCCTGTATTGTTGCCCGCTCCTAAAGTTGCTGTTAGGGTGTCCACTACGTTGCCGCTACCCGCTGCAAAATCAAAGGGGGTGTAAACACCATCAACCAACTCATACATTTGTTTGGTTATCGGATCAACTAAATAATCTGTTTCAACAGCGTTTAAGGGTGTAACAACAACTTCATTATTGGTTGTGTCATCCGCTATTGTGACCTGATTTGTGCTTCTTCGTACTTCGTGAAATGCCATTGTATTTATTTATTAAACTTTTGAAACTTTAAATAATTTTGTCCTGCCTGATCGCGCACTCTCGCATTCCGATAACCCGCTATTTCTCCAAATAGGATAAGTGTTTATTATTGTCGGGTCATTCAAATACCGTTCAACATCATTCATTAAACTTTCGGCAATGTTGAAATGGTTAGCAGCGATTTGAGCAAGCATTTTATCGCTTACCGGCTCACTTACCTCATTGCTTTTTTGCCTTGTTCCAAATGGGGTATTGACCGCATTTGATTCTAAGATATATCGAGCATAGGTGTAATGACACAAAGCTGCCCTAACTCCGTTAAAGTGTATTGTTTCGGGTGTTGAATTTGTATAAGTTACTCCGTCAAGTATTGCAGTATAGGTTAATGAGTTCGTCATTACATCCTGATAAAAAGCGGCTCCCAAACGATTCTTTAAATCGAACCTTTGTGCCTGTTTTATAAACGGCAATAGAATTTTATCGTTAACTATGTTTTGAGTTAACCCGATTTCACCATCGAAATCTGCCTTTGTTATTAATATAACTTCTGCCATTTATATATCGGTGTTTAAAGGTGTTCCGTTAACCATTGCATCAGCATCTTCCCGACTTACCCCAAACACAATTACCAATGTGTTTATCTTTTTACTTGATGTCAATGCAGGGTCTGATAATATCGCCTGTATTGCAGTAATCCCGCCAACTCCGATTGATGCTGCTAATGGTTGTTTAGCTGATTCTTGTTTTAATCCGCTAACAGGAATGATCGAATAATTGCCGGATGGGTTAACATCAGCATTATACCAATTTTTAAATAGTTTTGTAAAGCACTCTTCAAAAACCAACCTATCAGAATACGTTACTTCATCATAATAAACTTTTGCCTGGTTTAATTTGCTCGCGTCTGATAAGCTGCCCGCCTCTTCAATGGATAATAATATTTTAGGCTGATTAAAGCATTGTATTACCGAACCGACAACGCTTTCTTTTGTGAACTGAAATAATTTATCGTTTATGTTGGTTGATAGCGGGGTGATTACTGCAACATCTTCTTTGGTTTTGGCTTCCAATACAAGAATCGAATTACTATTCTCTGCTCCCTGAAATCCCTCGATGCCTCTCATGTATTCTTCTCGCTCCTTATCGTCTGCAAATTCTCCTAAAACGGTCATCACTGACTGATTGATGAACCCTGTTTTAACGCATCTCCAGTTATACAATTTGATTTGCGAATCTGTTTCTAAATCTTCAAGCACTGCATCGCATGGAGCAGTTGGGTATTCGTTACCGTTACCGGTGAAATAAAATATTTGGCCTTTGTAGTTTTCATAACCGCCCGCTGTTTCAATTTGTTTTGAAATTACATCAGCGTCAGGATTGTATAAATCTAATTCTTTCGCTTTGTCTTTTTTATAGCCACCTTTATTTCTATCCCAATCATCGTAAACAACAATCTTTGAGCTGTACATATTTGAATCTGGCAACGATTTACGACACCACCAAAAAGGAACCCATGACAACTCGTTAACCTCTAACAGTGGGTTGTACTTAACATGAATTGCAAAGCCTTTAAAACGTGCGTAATCGGTAGCGCAAAGCCTTAGCAGTTCATCATTGGTAAGCCCAAAACGATTAACAACAGCCTTGTAAAAAACAGAATCAGCAAAGCCCTGACCCTGTATATACTTAGAATAAAGGTTGACACATGAAACACCGATCCCGCTCGATGCTATTGTGTATAACACTCGTTGCGGATACGCGTTATCGTCATCATAATTTATGATGCCTTCGGTCTTGTTCGCCTTTACGTTAAACCTGCGCTCTAATGTGCCAACCTTTACTTTCTTAGCCACTTTTAATTACTTCTTTTTTGAAGGTGTTTTTACTTTCTCTTTCGCCTCATCGTTTGCTGATTCATCGTGTGCGGGCTGTTCTTTTTTCTCAACCTTGCCGGACGCTATCAATTGCTCCCAGTTAGCAGGGTATGTTTCAAAGGCTGCAATCAAATTTTTATTTTGTTTTAGCAATTCAATTGCTGTTGCATCGCTATCCAAATTGCTTTCAGTGATGATAACGTGCTGCTTGTGAAGGTGTATCTGTACACCTTTTTTTAATGTGAAATTTTCTGACATTGTGTGTATATAATTATCGTTTAAATATTGTTCTAACTCCCTGTATGCCACCTTTAATTTACTTTCGCAGGTGACACAATCAATTGATTTACCGAGTGCTGATTTGTACAGTATTGACAATTCAACGGCTGCATCGGTCATTTTTCCTAAATCACTTTCTTTGTATTTAAGCAGAAATGATTTTACGTTTTCTTTCATGTTGTCGTTTTAAAAAAAACGGGGCGAAGTCTTTTATTCCATCGCCCCGAATCACATAATCATAAATCAACTCAAATTCTTACAGCAATGAATCCACTATTGCAAGTGTAGTTGCATAGTCAGTTAAGAATAAAGCCTGCGGCAATACTGATTCTAAAGCACCCTCATCGCTCGAAAGTTTTAAGGTGATCGCTCCCTGATTGTCAGTGTCGTTTGCATCGCGTTTTAATTCTTCGAGAAACAAACCTGTGTTGTATCCGTAAACTTCAAATGCTGTTTCACCGGCAGTTCCACGATAATTGTTTTCAACGATTGCAAAAACTTTTCCTTTTGCTAATTTTTGTAAATCAGCTTTCATTGCCTGATCGTATTGAAACACCAGGAATTCAATCTGATGTTTGAACATATTGATGAAAGGCTTTTTAACCAACTCATAAGAGGGGTGGTGTGATAACTTTTGCCCTTCATAAACAAAGCCGGTGGTTGCGCCTGTTAAAGCCATTGCCGTTATTGTTCCATTTGCCGTTACCGTTGCAGTTCCTTTGTCATCAAAATTGACAAGGATCATTCGCGTTCCTGTGCCTCCGCTTATGGGAGCATCACAGTCTATCTCTGAACCTATTGTTATTTTTGCACAAGCACTCATTTTATTTTGATTTTTTAATTGTTAGAATTTAATTTAATTCGATCTTATCAAAATTAATAAGCGATGCAGGCCATGAAGTTGTGAGGGATTTGAACATCCATCTTGTAACCTCCGCGAACTTTCCAATATTTTGTGTCACGATCATACCACACTTCAAGGTTATCAACCGCATCAGTATCTAATCCGATTTGAAGATTCGCCTTTGTGGTTAATACTGCGCGATGTGGCAAGTTGTAAGCAGTAACAGAACCGTTTGCAAGCATGTCGGCCTGTATGTATAAATCCCAATCAGGTACAGGTATAACTGGTATGCCTCTGAAGTTAGCCTTTACAATACGCTCTTCGGAACGTGCAAAAGAAGATTCTAATGTCTTGCTTTCTTTTGTTGCCAAAAAGTTTTCAAATAAAGTTTGTGTGCAAAGGATAACTGCATCCTGCGCTGATTTTAAACGTGGATCAGTTGCACCGGTTAACATTGATTTAAAGGTATCATAAGCCTTATCAGTTGCAAGTGCAAGCTGCAATGCAAATGTACCAAGAGCATTTTCAGAAATGGTAACTCTACGAGTATCCGCAGCGGTAACACCAACGGCAGCCACCAATTTTTTCCAAAAGCCATCAACCTGGTTATAGTTAACAATGTCACCTACAACTTTAATAACTCCTGTTGTTGCCGCGGTAGCGTGTGCGGTGTCACCTAAGAAGGCAACACGCAAAGCATCCCTGCGTAATACTTCAGGATAAGTTTCAGTTACATATTTTGCGATTTCAGTATCGGTTAAATCGTTATAATCTAAACCGTTTTTCATGCTCCATACATACAGGGTGTCTTCCCATGCAGTTGCACAAATGCGATCATAAACCTCTAAGCGAGCCGGATCCCAAAACTTTTGTAATGCAGTGATACCAACATCAGTTGATGTATCGCCACAACCCGCATCAGTTTTAGTTTTTTTGTCACCTAATCCAAGATAAACAACTTGCTTTCTTGCCTTGATGCCAGGAACTACGGTGTACATATCAGTAACCGCAGGAATGTTAAACATCGGGTCTAAAATCCCGCTTTTTGCTTCTTCACCGTTAAAGGTTACTGTGCCTGTAAATGCCATTTGATTTAAATTTAATTGTTAGAAATATTTTATTAGATTGATTACTTTTTTTCTGATTCTTTTTCTTTCATTCTCGCATAAGCAGATTTAACTTCTGTTTTTTGCGCTGATAATTTGTTGATGGTTTGGCTCGATGCCGAAGCTGAATCAATTGTAAAATCAATTTTCATTGACTTTAATTTTGCCGTCAACTCGGAAATGTTTTTTTGAACTTCCTTAAATTCGTTTTCCTGCGATTCGAGTTTTGCAAGCAGTTCACTGTTGGCTGCTCTCAAAGATTTTACTTCTTCGCTTTCTGCCGGTGCTGATTCTTCAACAGGATCAGCGGCTGCATTTTCTGTTGGCTTTATTTCGGTTATCTTACCACCCGCAACAGTTATTGTATTTCCATCAGTGATTTTATATTCACCATCAGGGGCAGGTGCATTGTCAATTGTGCAGGCATCGCCAATTTTTGCGTCTGCATCGTTTGTTTCAACTGTGATGGCTGTGCCGTCAACGGTTGTAACTCCAATTGATTTACTTTTTGAAGCACCTGTAATAAATTCAGTAATTGCAGCGATTGATTTTTGTATAAGGTTCAGTTGCTCCGAACCTTCGCTTTTCTTATTTTCCATTTGCGATTTATAATTTGAATATTTCGTTAAAAACTCGGTTAAAAGATTTGGTGATTTGTGTAGCAATTCAAAGATTTCAGAATTGTTATCCAAGAAGTCAGTTGCCTTTGCTGCAAAATCCGTTTCAGATTTGAAAAGTGAATTGGTTGCAGCCGGTGAATCAACAACATCAGAGGCAATAAAAGCCTTGCAGCGTATATACTCCTTAGTTATTGTGTCTCCCGAATCGTTTTTTTCTTCCGCCATTGCCGGCTCATCAGGTGAAAACACAATTGAATTGCCGAACATATCAGGATTAGCAACGGCCATCTTTAAAACGTAGCTGTACAGATCGCCTTTCGGGCTTTCTTTGGCTGTTTGGTCAAGGTGCAAATCAGCTATTACCGAATTGCCACTGATCGAAAAGTTTTTATACCTTCCTATGTACGTTCCCAAAGCATCATCGCACATATTAGGGTGTCCGAATCTTGCCTTTACCCCTTGTGATTGTGATTTGCCTTGCTCCGCAATCTGATTTAAAAAAGTAGAATCAATGTTATCCCCGCATTTATCAAGCCCTGCGTTGACAATAACCACGTTCTTGATAATACCGGCTTCGCTGTCAACGTTTGACTTTGAAATATGGTTAAAAACAGGAATAGATTTTTTGAAATGTGCCAACTCTATTTGATATAATTGTACAAATTTCGATTATATCAAATTAAAATGTTTGTCAATAAATTGAAAAAATATTATTGCAGTTCGGCTTTCATTAGTCTTATAGCGCGATACACCAACTCCTGATTTGTTTTTTGCGCTTCACAAACTTTTTGGATAGCATCCATTCGTGAACTATGCCGGATGATTTCGTATTCGTAAATCTTAAACACTGAAAAATAGTTGTTGATTGTTGGCGAAATAATGCCAGATTTCAAAAGTGGTTTCAATCTTCCTTCGTCCTCTAAAGATTTCAACCAGTCGTAATTAGTCATGTATGATTATTTGATTAATAACTTGCTCTTTCAACCACTTGTGCAACCCTGCCCTGTACATCGTTGATGTCCTGAACGACAACAACAGGAGGCGGAATATTGCTAAATGCCTGTAACATATCCTCTACGCTTATTGAACCTATATTGTTGTAGATTGTTGACTGCGTGAATCCACCATTTGCAAAAGGCACAGCCCCGCCATTCATCCGCATACGTTCTAATCCTGCAATTAATGGAGCCGTTAACGGTGATCGCATCATCCAGTTTGGCGCAACCCATTCAGCACCGGCTTCGCCTATTAACCCAACTTTAGGGTGTCGCACATGACCGCCAGATTTGAATGTATCTGTTAGTCCACCTGATGCAAATTTCTGTGATATAACCGTTTTGGCTGCCAGTGTTGACCTGATAATTGCAATAGCTGATTGAATAGCGTATTGTGTTGCACCTACCGCTCCTGCCGTTACCGCGTTTGCAGGATTCGCTGCTGCTGCTGCTGCTATTGCTGATAGTTCTTTTGATAGGTTGATTGCAATTTCTGAAAGCGATAACGCTTTAATTAAATCACCGTATTTTTTTCTATTAGCTGCATCCTGACCTAAGAATTGTTTAAAGCCGCTTACTAGAGTTCCGGCTAAATCTAAACGCAATTGATTTAAAGCCGCCTCTTGTTCGGCTTGCCGTTGCTGTATTTTTATTTGCTCGTCTGATGCCTTTTGAGTTGCGTCTAATTTCTTTTTATTGGATTCTTCAATGGCTTTTATTTCAGCTTCGTCCGAAGCCTTTACTATTTCATTAATCTTTAATTGCGATGCCTGCAATAATAATTCACGTTGCAATTGCACCTCTTCAGCGTTGCCGGTTAATGCTTCAATCTTTCTTTGTGTGGCTGTGGCCTCTGCTGCAATTTCGCGGGTGGTCTTATCCTCGATTGCCTGGATTGATAAATCCTCAATTGACTTATTAATTTCAATCTGTGCGTCTGCCTCCTGCTTATTTATTTCAGCGATCTTTAAATTATATGCAGAACGCAATCTTTGTTTCTCTAAAAGAGAAAGTGATGTGTCGGCAAGTTCAGCGTCTAATGCTTTTTTTGCAATCTGCCTTTCGAGTTCAAATGCCTGTTCGCCTTTTAAAGCACGCTGTTTGACCTCATCATCTAATATTCCAATGGTTGCGGCAATATTTGATTTAAGTAATTGTAATTTAATTTTGGAGGCTTCCGCTTCGATTTCAATTTGCTTATCGTTACTATCATCAACTAATTTATTGTAAGTGATTAATGCCTCGCTTGCCGCCTGCCTTGCCTCCAGTATTCCGCTACCATTTGCGTTTGCAATTGCTAAAGCGTTTTCGGCAATTATTTTTCTTGTTTCAGCGTTCTTGATTTCAATTTTTATGTTTTCGTTTTCAAGTTTGCCGGCCTCCCGCATTGCTTCGATCCGTTCTTTATCGGTCTTTGTTTTGTCCTGCGATAGCGTTCGTAAATCACCAATCAATAAATTATTCTTAGCCTGTGCCTCATTGGTAGCGATCAAACTTTTTTCATATTCGATTTGTCGCTTTTCGTTTTCGGCTGCAAGGTTAGCAATGCGTGCCTGCTCGGCCGCGAATTTTGATAGCGCACCACCTGCCAGTTGCATCTTATCCGTTAGGTTTTCAATACCTGTTGCAGCCTGACCCAATCCGTTGATTAATGCCTTGCCGTCAAAATCAGCGATTGCATTCAGTATAACTTTAAAGGCTGTGAATCGGTTAATAATATTATCCTTTATAATGTTGCCAATATCAATCAGCGTTTGTTTCGGATTGCTTAAAGCCTCGATAAAAACTTCTCCAAGTTTACCTAACGCACCCACTAAACCATTAACTACCTGACTGATAAATGAAAATGCAATCTTCAATTTATTCCCGCCCTCTTCGGTCTTTGTAAATGCAGCAACTAAAGCACCTATTGCGATCACCAACAGCCCTATTCCTGTGGAGGCAATTGCTATTTTAAGCACTTTCATTGAGTTTGCACCCTTTAATGCACCGCCCTCTATACTTGTGCCGGCAGCTTTACCCGCCTCGCCAACACCACCAACAGCATCTTTAACGCCTGTTGCCTGAGTTGCGAATGATTTAAAACTTTCAAAACCCTGTTTTAAAGATTCAACACCGGCTTTCAAAACTTCAACACCTGATTTTGCACCGTTTAACGTTTCGCGGAGTACACCTAATTGACCATTAAAGATTCCTGTCTTGTCAATTGCTGCTGTAAATGATTCTGTGTAGTTACCTACATTGGTGCGACCGTCTTTTATGCCCTGATCGAACGCGATTATTGCCGTCTTAGCCTCATCAACTCTTTGCTTTTGCTTCAGGTAAGTATCGGTTAGGATTATATTACCCTCCGCATTTCTTTTTAAAGTTCCTTCAAGATTCTTTAATTGGATGGCCGCTATTTGTTGTTGGCGAAGCAGTTGCTCGTAGCTTCCAGTGTTGGCTGCATTTGCCTTTTGCTCAAGATTCAATAAATTAACATGGTTGCGCTGTTGATCTGTTAATCCTTTTATTGCAACATTATTTTCAATAATGATTTTGGTATTCTTTTCATAGGTTGCATTATCACCCGCCTCCAATGCTTTTTTTGCTTCGGCAGCTAAACTTTTATTTGATTCCTTTAGCTTATCGGTTTCAGTTTTTATTTTCTGAATCTGATTAACCAGTCCTTTGGAATCAAGATCGATTTTTAATAATATTATTTCATCTGCCATTGTGGTGGTTGGTTTTTTATAATCGAATTAAATTAACTTTTGTCAAATTTCCGCTTTTAAAATTTTCAATTGAGAAGCAATAAAAATCAGCAGCGTGCTTGTCGCAATAAATCGGGATAAGGTGATCGAAATAATTTCCAATATCATTTGTGGTAAGCAGCACCTCTTCGCTTACTGACTTGTATTGCTGAAGCATATTGATTAATGCCTGGTAAAAATCCGCAATCAAACTATTATTGAACCCTAAATGATAATCCCTTGTGTTGTGCGGGTCAATAAACCATGCTGAATATCCGCTTGTAGAATCAAATGTATCTGTACCAAATCCATCCACTGCCGAATCACCTACATAATGAACAATGTCTGCAAATGTTGTTGGCTCGTATAGCAATATTCGCGGCTCCGTCTTGTTGGTGAACATAAATGTAGTTGCGTCCACTTTGTTAATATACGGAGGATAGATGTTGACATTACCAATATCCTTAATTGCACCTGTCTCGGTTCCTGCGAATATAGATTGAACAACATCTTTTTCAAGCGGCAGCGTATTGTCTGCAATTTGAAAGCTACCGTTGCCAATATCGGGGTCAACTAAATTGCTATCGTCATGCTTATACCTTAAATAATTTGTTTGGCCGTAAGGGGGGCGAAATTTTATTGATGCCGGATTGCCTGTAAATTTTAAACTCCAATCCTTTTTTATGGGCTTATTCTCATTCAGCTTTTCAAAAAACTCCAAATAAACAGTTGAATCAGCACTGCTTGTTTGAACCTGCCCACAAACAAACTGCAATATTGATTTTAAAAAGTCTGCCTGATTCATATCGGGCAATAGTGATGCAATTGAAAGGGTGTTGCCGTAAACGATATTGTTATCGAGTGAGTTGCTCCAATAAGAAGCTGCTTTAATTTCAAAATCAATTGTTCCTTCATCGAATATTTGAAAGCCCGAACCATCAAAGAAATTCATTGCAGTTGTACCAATAACTTTTACCCTTATCAAATCACCGTAGCTCAAATGAATGTTATCGGTAACAATATTGATTGTATTGGTTGCTGACAAGTAATGCGTTTCGGTCTTAATAACATTTGTTATTCCTGTTGCGCTTGTCTTTTCAATTGAAATAACGGCAGTTGTTGAACCTGAATAAGAGGCTGCGCCAATAGGTAGATTTAATGTGTTATCAATTTGCAATTGAATCGAAATCGTTTGAAAGCATGACAGCCCGACAAAATAAGTCCCATCTGATTGCAGGTTGCCGGTATCAAAATAAGCCCCTGTTTCATCGTCAAATTGTACCCAGTTGCCTGTTGTTATTTTTCCTGATGTGTTAGTTGGCAGCGTTACATCTTCATCCGTTAATTTGCCAACTGAAAAAAGATTTGCATCGAGTGTTGCCTGATCTACATTGTACTCATTGCGTGAATACGGTAGTATCATGCTGTTAAGAATACTATCAGTATCATCGTATATGCCACCTGCAACATTAAATCCAGCACCCTCAATAATGGTTTGAATAATTTTCTTAACCCTGATTGATGGAGGGGTGTAATTTAAACGCATATTGCCCGATCCCATGCGACCGTAATCAACTAAAGCATACACATAACCATCTTCATTAGTTCCTGAATTAATATTCGCCTGTGCGTTTGTTTTATTCCATACATGGTTATAAGCCGACAAATCCAATTCAGTCAGCTTTTTGTTTTTGATCTTTTCAAACAAATCTGCATTGCCGGAGTAAACAGTTATTGAAAAATATTCGCCCGCCTCATCAATAATGCAGTAACCATTTTGAACTATCTCAATCCCATCTTGAACAATCTTAGCCTCGTTCTTTTGATAGGGGATAACCGAGCCGCTTGCAACCACATTACAAAATCCAAATAAAAAATTATTTGCGTTTGTTTTAGGAACTTTAAACTGATTCGTAAAATTCGCTTTCTTGTTTTGAATATCTGCAATGTCATTTGCTTGCAGCGATAAACCTATTTTAGATTTTTCGCTAAGCTCTACAAACTGATTATTGATGTATAGTTCTAATGCCATTAATTACCCCTGCTTTTAATTCCGTTTTTTGCGGACTCCAAAAGAAACGCCCCTAAAGCTGCTGCATCTTCAAATGTTAATCCGGCAGAAATAATTTTAATAGTTTCATCATTTGCATTGAGTTTGCTTTTGTTTGAATTAGTATCCAAAATACTAAGCTCAATGCAAACATCTTTTTCTTCCGGATCATTATTGGTATAAACTGAAATTGCAATATCAATATTGAATAATCCTGGTTCATTTGGCTCAAATGAATCAACAAAGCCATCATAACCAACTACGCTTAGTTTCATATTTTAATTTGTTATATTATAAGTCTTTGGTAAATCAATAATCAAGTCAACATCAAATGTGCTGTTCTTTGACTTCTTTGTTACGGTGTTATTTCTAACCCTTACCGTTTGCCAGGTATATTCAGGTTCGGCAGCAGCATAATCGCCTCCTGTTAGCATATACACCTTTGGCGAATTAGCTAAAGATTTTATTCCATTCCAATTATTAACAGATATTCCATGCGCTCCTATGCGTATTGATTCCTGCGATTCTTTGCTAATAAAATCAGCGTTGCTTTGATCTGTTTCAATGTCAATTAATACCGGCTCAAAAGTTCCTGCGCTTTGCGATTCCTGCGTATATACTTGCAGGTTTTCAAACAGCCAATAATTCCACGCTCCTGATAAGCCTTTCCATTTAAGAAATACAGTACTGCCATTGGTAGCGCAATACTCTTCAACTTTTATTGTGATTGATTCCAATAGCTTTTGACCGATGCTTTTTATTGACACCTCATAGTAGTGTATCGGATCGCCAACAAACGCTGATGTGTACGTTAACAGCGCACGATTCCATGATGGGTAGTTATGTATATCCAAATATAATGGGTCGGCAGTATCTAAGTAATTCTGATTTATGCCAAGCCCTTTTATTTCAATGTATATTGGATCGGGGCAATCAATGAAAAAATCGGTAAATAGAAAACTCAAATCAAATGGGAACCCGAAAAAATAAACCGGCTCTTCAAAATCGGTTATCCATTTTGCAAGTGGCAACTGTGCAAGCCCGAAACACTCGTTTACAAAATGATTTGAGCCGTTGACCGTTTGCAGTTGCGCCACTGATTTAGTTGCAAAATAACAATGTGCATCTAAGTACCTGCTTATAACAGTATTTACAATATCGGTTGTGTAAGCATTTGCCGAATCTGTCCACGTTGCTCTGTAATCAACCCAAAAATAACAAGAGTTGCGTGTATCGTCAAAGTTATTAATAGCCGTTTCGTAGGTCATTTCATCCTCGCATTTCTGCAATACGCCCCGAAGCATTTCGGCAATATCAACATTGAACGTCCAATCGGGCTTATTGCTATATTTTGAGGTGCTTACTAATTCATAACTATCAGGGTCGCTAACCATTGAGGCATAAACGGCAACCTCTAATTTATGGTTGGGTTGTCGTGTGATGTTATTAACCGTAACCGTTGCTGCTGCTCCAAGATAAGGAGTGATAATGGTTATTGTGGTATCGGGTGCGGAGTAAGTTATACTATCAACCAAATATTCACCTGCGTATAACGGTGTGGTGTTGGCTGTATCTCCCAAATAAATAGTATCGCCCGCCTGTATTAACGATGTTGCGTCAGTGCCGGCAATAACAACTTCAAGATCGCTGCCGGATGGCGTGGTAATGGAGCCGGTTAAATCTACCCTTGCAAACTTGTAAACTACTGGATTGTGAACGCTGTTAAACTTGCAAGTCTTACTAACAGGTGTAGCTGCAATAGTTATTGTCTTTGTCTTTTCGGGTCGCTGTGTTACTGTAATTGCCATGTGATTAATTAGGTGAAAAGAAACGTGCTAAATCGTTTGAAATTTCGGCTTTTGATTGTATTGCAACCTCCTGAAATAACTCTTTAATATTATCAGCAACAGCAGTTTGAAATATATCCCTGAATTGATTTGTCCGGTAAAGAACGGTTCCTTCGTTTGCTATTTTTTTTGCAATTAAAAAGGCTAATGATTTTTGGCTGATCCCTTCAGGCTGTAATCCTTTGGCAACCACCCATTCATAAATGTTTTTAATTGGCGGAAATTTACCCTTGCCCCTACCTGTTTCGATGAACTTAAAAGAACGGTGACCGTATAACGTGAATGAAGTTTCTTTTGATTCATCGCGTAAACTTGCAGCAGTCTTGCCGGTAGCGTTCGCGCCCGATTGACTGATATTATTTCTAATGTCAGCGATCAGCGCTTGCCCGAACCTTTCAAATTGCTTTTGGATATTCATTTTATGCCAAACATATTTTTTAAGTACTCCAGTCCGTTGTTATGCGCAACCTCAATCTTAACCACCTTTATTTTATCTTTAAGAATATTAACTGCATCCTCTTTTGATTCTGCCGTTATGGTACACTTCATTTTTTTGCCGTACAATTCAAAATAAATAACGTGTTCAATCATTACTTTAATCCGTATTTTTCCTTAGCCATTTGTGAAATGACAATACGCAATGATGAAACTTCGGCTGAATAAGATTTCAACTGGTTATCAACCTGCTCCTTTGCCTTTTTTAAATCTTCGATTCCTTTTTGATAGTCTCTTAGTTCGTCTTTAAGTGCAGCCGCCTGGTCATTTAGAAATGAATTTTTATGTTTCAAATCTTCGATAATTGCCTCTAAGCTGGATATGTGTACATCCAATTTATTAGCAATGTCCTTATACTGTTCTTTAGTTAACCCATTTGGGATACCGCGATCATCATTTTTTACTCTGATTTTACTCATACTCATTTTCGTTTGTTGTTATTTAGCAAGGATAAACAGTGTCATCCCTTTTTAATTTAATTTTAAATGTTACCCTGAATCCTATTTCGTTGTGATCTGATTGATGTGCTAATGGCGCACGTTTGATGTTGCTTATTTCTTCAACGTTATCATCTTTAGATATTCTTAAAATAACTTCATCCGTTATTGCATCCATCGTTAAGAGTTTCGTGCTTATCTGATCGCTGCTGTCATCAAAATTATGCAGGTCGGTAATGTCAAGCATCACATAATATGACCGCCTCATTGTTCTGTGATTAATTATATCGTCACTCTCATAAGGGTACATCCATACTCGCGGGAACATTGGCTCACTGTATTCAGTTAGGCTTTCGTTCTCCTGCTCCAGGTTAGCATAAGCGCGAAGCCCAACGCCAAATGAATTAACTGTTGGCGTGCTGTCAGCTTTACTTTTTATCAGATCAATTAAAATCATTTCTATTCTCTATTCATTATCAGGAAACATCCTGCGTTGTATTTTTACTTTTTCAATGTTCATTAATTGCTTTGTGAATACGGTGTTGCAATCCATTTGCAGCACTGCCTCATACTTTGTTATGTCACCATCAGCAAGTGAATCAATTACATTCATAATACCGAACTTGTTAAGTCTTTCAACGCCTGCTTCGAGTTCTTTTTTTGTTGGCGCGATGTTGAGGTGCTTGTTTTCTTTTGCTGCGAATTTATATACCTGCTCAAAAAAAAATTGGCAACTGGGAACGCTTCCAGTATTTTACAATGCTTTGTAATTTGCTCAAACTCTTCGGCTTTTTTACCACTGTATTTTTCATTATAAAAAGCCGGTTGAAAATAGGTTGCTATCGTAAATGCAATTAATGTTGAAAGGTCTTTGCCCGATTCAACACAATCGTTAATTTTTTGCTGAACCATTATTTTTTGACCGAAACACTCTTCGGTAATATCCTTAATCACCGGCAGCAGCTTGTCACCTATTGTAATTTTATCAGGTGTTTTCATTGCTGAGAAATCCGGCACGTTGCCAACAAATGAGATTGCACTCATTACCGATTCGCTCACATCGCACTTCATTGATTCGATAACATCATAATCAATACCTGTTAACGCTGCTATAATATTTGCAACAGGATTAACGCAATCAGCGTTTGAAATGAGTTTAACGAATTGGTCAACCGTTACATCCTCCCAACAATCAGCGATGTAAATATTTTTATTGTCAATTAGTATTGGTGTCATTTACCTGCCCCGCTTTGATTTTAATTTATGTTTGCGCTTTGTGTCTTTTGAAACGTGATTCATGTTTTTGTGCTTCGCCTTTTGCTGACGGCCTGAATAGATGGGCGATGTTGCTATTGAAGGGAATATGAAATCTTCGCCACCTATACCATTTCCACGAATAGGAATAACAGCACGTTTCTCTTTGTCAGGCCTTGCGGCTTTACCCGGCATTACCGCCTCGTTTGATTTAACAGGTGATTGACTGATGGGCGCAATAGTTTTTGCATTTGACGCACCGCCAAATAGCGTGGCAAGTGCGATCATTCCAATTTGAAGTGCTTTGTTTCTTTTCATTTGTCGTTTTAAATTATAAAGTTTCGTTTGTCCATTTGTTTTGCGGGCAGCTAAAGCCCTTTAATCTTGTCTTTGCAAGTGCATGACCGTCAACCACACATCCACACGTTGTTTCGGTATGCGATAACAATTTACCGCAGGTTTTAACTGCAACTAAAAGCAATGTATCTTCAACCATATCGGGGCAATTTGAGCAGATAAAAATATTTTGCTGTGCTTTTACTTCATCCACAAAAAAAGCATCTTTCATTTGCTGCAAATTCATTTCACAAAGTTAAAAATAATTTGGTTATGTAAAATATATATTTATATATTTGCAATGAAATTGGTTTTTTGTTTATCATTTTGGGTTTAGCTTTTCATCAGGTCGGCATTGACATAGTGCCGGCCTCTTTTCTTTTAATAACCCATCACTCTTACAGGTGTTCGCTTAACAACATCAATTAACGATTCGAGCGCATAGCGTGAAGGGTCAATCAAATGATTGAAACTATCAATAGGCTCGTTTAAAGAGTTGCCGTTGCGGTCAACCTTCCATTTATAATTTCTCAGTTCTTTAATCAGGTTTAAACTTCGTTTAGTTACGTTGATCGGATAGGTATTTATCAAATCAATTCCGCGCCTTACTGAATCAGCACCTTTTGTTGATGGCTTTATGTTGATACCGGCTAATTCGATCTCTCTGATACTTTTTGGCTCCGCACTATCTGCAATTATTTCTTTGCGTCCAATGTTTAATGACTTGATGAACTTGATAATATCGTTGTTGGTCATTTGTGTTTGATAAAGTAATTCATCAATCCACAATTTACCATCGTTCAAACGTACATCAACCAATGTTGTGGGGTCGTTGGTGAAACCAAAATCCATTCCATATTTCTGCCTGTCTGTTTCGGGCATTGAATCAACCAATGTAATGTTAGGGAAGATCAAGCCCTCATAAGTTCCGAACTCAACATCAATGTGAATCTTTTTAAAATTAGGATCTCGGCTTGCTTTTAGTTCAATGTCCTTAATTACACTATCGGGCAGCATTTCATTATCCAGATAATTGCTTTTAATCAAAATAAATTCCTTTGATGGCAACTGCAAAACCTTTTCGCTTATCCAAAAGTCTGCAACAGGATTGAAGTCATAGAATATACACTCATTGGTTCGTATTTCCATTTCTGAAACTACGTTGTAAGGAATATTGCTGCACTCGTTGAGATATAATATATCCCTTCGCGGGCCGGTTACTTTACCAGGCGCATCTGCCGAAAAAAATTGTATGTAATTATTGCCGAAATGATACTTTAAATCAGTCTTATTGATTTGCTTTTCATTGTAAAGGTTGGAAGCCTTCAGGATAGTTTCAAAATCCTTAATTGCGCCCAGTTTTAAATGTGGCAATGTTTCGCTGCATACATGAATGGACGTTGGCTTTGTTCGCTGCAATGCAATGAATAAAAGTAACTGAAGGATTGAATATGTTTTTGAAGATGATGTGCCGCCCTGATTAACTATTCGCCTAACACCTGAATCAAATGCTTTTTTGTTTTTTTCAAGAAGTGATGTGTAGTAAATATTAACCTCTTTTTGCATTCGCTTTTATGAAGTTAATTACAGGGGTTGATATTTCAACCTCCTGCTTTGTGGCAGCGTAATCACCTGCCATTTTATTTAGTTCAGCAATTGCACCCTTACGGTCATTAAATGATGGCTCCTCCTGAATTGAAATAACGCCCTCATTGGTTGCAATCTCTTTACTGATGGTTAGTTCACCTGTGGCAATCTTCGCTAAAATATCAATTCGCTCCGCAACTGATAATGTCTTTAACGCTCGTTTATTTGCCTCGTCCGCTACTATCACACCACTTCTTTCATTGATAGCTTTAATTTCATCGTTTATAGCCTCCCTTGCAATTTTAAGACGGTTGTCAATAGTTCGGGGTGTCTTGATATTGAAAGTAGTTGCAAAGAGTTGAATAATATCTTTTCGCTCCAATCCATTACGGAGGTGCGATTTGATAAACTCAATTTGCTTTAAATGGTCTGCTTTCATTATAACCCTATCCTTTTAATTAATTTTTTATCCGCCACTTTCATTTTTTCCTTTTCAACTTTCTTAACCATCTTACCCAACTCCTTAATGCAATACTGCTGCATTTGCTCATCAGTATGATTAAGGTGCGCCACTATTTCCAATCGGTAGTTCACCTTATCATAACTAACTGTTACTTGGTAGAGGTAGATCATCATTCAAATTATAGGTCTGTGATACTATATTCATCAATTATAGTACTGTGGTACTATTTTTCAATTTTCAATTTCTATTTCACCGTCATCATTACTCCTGATTTCCATTACCGCTTCTTCCTGTACGCTTATCAATTTCAAATCCTGCTCGGCTGTTATATTTGGTAGTTTCAATTTCAAAACCTTATTTAATGCTGCCGGATAATTGGTACTCATCACCTGGTAAAAACATTCTGCATCCTCCGTTTTGTTAACGACCTTAGTAGTAAAATCGGGTTCAAATGTAAAGATGAAATTTGCCATTATACTTTATCAAACTCCTCCATCATTTTTATTAACCCTGCCAACTGGTACCTCGTTAATCGTATCAGCTTAAAATCAACATCAATTTCAATAATGTAACCGTTGTAGTCAATTCCTAAATTCTTTTCCGTTCCATCGTCATCAATGTATGCATCAGGAAATATTACTGTTGAACCGTCCATTTACTTTTCATTTTTAATCATGTGTAACAACACAGCGTAATTTGCCAAATCAATTATTGAATCGTTGATGCTTTCATTATTTGGCTTTTCATTTGAATTCAACAACACTCCCAATCTTGCTACCTTAGTTGCAATCAACGACAAGCAATTTTGTTCAGCAGTTAATCCGCAAATAGTGCCGGCCAGTTTGAAATTGCTTAACCGATCCTCATTTGCATAATCATTCCCTTTTTTGAAAAGAATGTTTTGCATTTCAGAAATGATCTGCTCAAAGTGTATTTGCTGCTCTTGTAGTGTCATTAATGAATTTGACCTTTAATTATTTGATAATTCTTAACTGTATAATTTCCGTTTTTCTCAATAAGTATGTGAGCGAATCCATGCTGTGAATTACTTACCATTGGGCTGTAATTTGGCCTCAACTCACATAAGCATCCGGTTGACCAACACGAAATAATATTTCCGTCTAAATCAATTTCGGGGTGATGGCTTGCCCTGTGAAGGTGTCCGACAATTACACTTTGTTTGGCTCGTAAATACGCCCCCCTTGCAGGTGATACAGGAACAAAGATTCCTTTGAAAATGTGATGTCCATGAGTGATTGAAAGTTTGCCGGCTTTAACCAATACCTTATCGTCAAGTATTTTAATATCCTGCTCTTTTAATTTCAATCGCTCCTCCAAATGGAAATACGGATCATCCCAAATCTCGCTTACCTTTTGCTCTAAAAACTTTTCCCACCTGATGCAGTGATTTCCCTTAAGCCAATAAATTTTTGCAGCCGGAAAGTTTTTTCTAAGCGAAATCAAAAATTGCTTTGTTGCGTCAAACTCCTGCTTTACTGACCGCTTTTTCATGTCGCGTTCAAACCGGCTCACCTGACTGTTATCAATCAGATCACCGTTGATGAAAATTGTATCTACTTTTTTCTCTTTTCCATAATCGAGCGCAATAGTTACAGCGTCTATGTCGTGGTATGGGATATGTAAATCCGAAATTAAAAGTATGTTGGTGCATGATAGTGGAAGCCTGAAAGGTTCTCTTTTGTCGTTATATGATTCCGGCAGGTTATAAGGGTTTCTTGGCCGTTCACCCTCTTTATAAAATTCAGTTCCTGAAACTTTTTTAATGCTTTGCTTGCCATACTTACCCTCGATGTATCTCAGTACACCCCTTGCATCCTCCACATGCCTAAACAGCAGGTTGTGATCTTTATACATGATCCTTGCCAGCTTTACCGTTGGCATTTCCGATCCGTATTTTTTCCTGTACTCCCTTGCAATGTCTGATTTTGTCATAATGGGGGTGAAAAGTATTTGACAAAGATATAAATAATTTGGTTTTGTCAAATTTTAGACAAATGTCTTTATTTCAAATTGTAGGAACTCGCCCCCCTTTGCAACCTTAATTTTTTCGACAATCAATCGGTGTACCTGGTTATCATTAAATCCGTATTTCTTTTGCATGATGTCGGTTAGTGGTTTAACAGGATTGTCTAAATCTGAACCTGCGCTGCTGAAACCAAATTTAAAATACAATTCATAAGGGGCTTCAGGTAATATTATTTTGGGGAGTAACCAACCCAAATCTCGTTCATAGTTTTTATAAGCCGGTGTTTTAAATCTTTTGCCCTGCCAACAATCATTAACTGATAGTGGTTTTATTTCAATTGTTGCGCCTGAGTTATTGCAATATACTTGTCTAATCATTTATTTATTTGTGGCTGCTCGCCTCATTTGTTTGGTGATTTATACCTTAGCCTCTTTGTTATTTTCTAATTTTGATACGTTTCGTATGTATTCGATACTTCTATGTATTTTTGTGCAGCAATCATAACAGATTTCGTTGGATTCAAACTTGCCAGTGCCTTTCCCTCCTGTTGAAAATGTTATATTCATTGCTCCGACAAAGGCATTTTTAGAAACTTCGTTTTTGCATACATCACAATAATATTTTTCAGTTATCATTTTGTTTCTTTTTTAAATTTTGCGTAGAGTTCGGCTGTGGTGAACTCAGCCACTCCAACATGCTTTGACCATATTCCATCCCTAACCTGAAACCACCCTTTTTTATTACACCACTCCGCAAACTCCATCGCATCGCTTGGGGTGGGCGGCTGCGATTGGGCGGATTGGTAGCCTGCTTTGAATGCGTTTTCTAATTCAGAACATTCGTAATCGCATGAAGGTATTTTTGCCTGATTAGCATAATCGCAAGCCATCTGATCCAACTCCACTTCCGTTGGCGGCTGTGTTATCAAACTCTCATGAATATATTTGTGTGTCTTAGCACCAATAGAATTAATAACAGCACCGTTTTCCGTATGGTACAAATCCCAACTATTTGGAACTAATGGATTGTAAATATTTGCCCATATAACTAATGGTATTTCATCTAAATATTTATTCTCGCTAACCGTTGGCGGCTGAAATAACGTTGCATCGCAAAGCATTTTTAAGTCAGGAAATGACGATAAGTATTTTACGAATTTACCTGTGCTTGTTGCATAGGCAATTTCATTTGATGTGCTTTCGCCTATATACCCATCCACATCAATCACTAATATTCCATCGCTGTTATCAATTTTTTTATAGTGAACCAAATCAAGCAATGTTTTTTGTTCTGCCGTTAATGGAATATTGTCTGCATGGCCAAAGAAAGCAACAGAATAAACAATGTTTCCTTCAAGGGTTAATTGTTTGTTGATCGCTTCAAATTCTCTTTTAAACTTAGTTGACCCGCACAGGGTTATTTTTTTTGATTTCATTTTGTTTTATAATTTGTTTACAGTAATTGTATTTGTCATTTTTTGTAAGAAAACACTCTGCACTCCCTACAATATCATACCATGCTCCTTCTAAACTTATAAATAGTAGTTGTATGTCTTCTTCTGTTGGCGGTTCAGCCACGCTCACCGCCTTGTAATATTTTTGTTCGCTCATTTTAAACATATTTTAAATTAAACCAGTTTCCTTTATAATTCTGCTTTGAATCAATTTCATGTTGCGTGGCACTTCTCCATTTTTTGTTTACGATTGGGCGAGTTGATGTATGATAGTCCATTCTGCCTTTGGGGATTTCTATACCTTCTATTTCGTATGACTGTGTGCAAATAACCCATCTACCTGTTTTTTGTTCGCTCATAGTTTTTCAATTTCTTTTTTAACTTCTTTGTAATAATTAATTTTAAGTTGCAATGACCCAACTGCTGCGTTGGCTTCTTCTAATACTGAAATGATCTTATCAACGCAGATAATAGCTGCATCTTTTGCATTCCAAGTGTGTATTCTAAGTTCTTTAGAATATTTATTTAATAAATCAATTGCTTCTTTTTCTGGTGTCATTTTGTTTCGTTTTAAATATTGTTTAAAATATAAATCGCCAGTGCTATTATCAGCAGCAGCTTTATTGTATCACCCCAATTCCATTGAGGGGTGTTGTATTGCTTTGGCATGTATGGTCTGAACATTATTTGAGGGTGTTTATTACTGCAATTCGCCTGCACTCAGTTACCAGGTTATTGGCTAATAGTTGTTTGTTTATTTCTTTGAGTTGATCTGAATCGGTTGCTGTTGATTTCAATAACTCAACATCATTTTTCACCTTTGCAAACAATAAGTTCTTTTCGGCAATGGTCATTTGAATGATGCTTGCCTCTTCCATAAAAACAAAAACTTTATTCCAATCCCAAAAACGAGGCGGTGTTTTATTTTCTTCAAAATATTTAATCAATCCGTTGTAAGATTCTTCAGGTGTCATTGATTCCGGCTCCGGCTCCAGTGCCTTTAATTGTTTTTTATAATCCGATTGCGCCTTGTTTCTCATTGATCTGTAATTATTCAACACCTCACTCATGTATGCCGGAAGGAAAGAGTTGTAATGTTGCGCCCTCGTTTCGTAAACACCGGCTTCGTTAAATTTAAAAGCCTCTAAAAAATTATCTTTGGTGAATGATTTGAAGTGATCCAACGCATCCCAACAATTTTTTATAGTTATACCATCAGGCATTTCTTTTATTCCCACTAATCCACAAACAACAAGAATCAGCTGTTTAAGATCATTTCCGTTTTCTATTTTTTCACCCTCATCAGATTTAAGAATTGAAATATCAGTCCTGCTTAGGTTCAATAAAATCCGGCTGTGACATAAATTTTTCAATTTCTGATTTTGTAAGCCGTCCATAGATGGGCTTCTCTTTTGTAGTTCCGTTGTTTGATTTTCCATTGCTTAAATTTTTTGTTGATTCGTTTCTCTTTCTGAACCAGTTGTTAAAATGGCTTTTTGCGTCTTTTAGTGTTTTTGTGTTTGCGCCCCCTGCAACCATATTTGCAAGATATGCCGGTATAGCGTTTTTAACTTCATCAATTGTAATTTTTAAATTCATTGCCGTTGCCTCAATCCAACCTTCATCAGAAAAAAGTTTTTCGTTTAAACTTTTAACATCAAGTAAATTGCAATCTCCAAATTGAGGCTTCGGAGTTGTTGAACAACCTTCTTCTTCGTAAATTGGTAAATTGGTAATAGGTATATCTATACTATCAGTGCTTTCACTAGTGCTTTGATGTTGCTTTGATACGTGCTTTAACATTGCTTTATCAAGTGCTTTCGTATTTGCTTTGTAATTTGCTTTGTTATTTTCTTTCAAAGCAATTATATTTGAACTGTACTGATTTTTACTGTATTCTACTACCTCAAAGAATCCAAACGAAACCAAATCATCAAATGCAGCCTTGTAAACCGAATAGCTTTTTATATTAATTGCATCCAGCACCATTGCTGTTGGGAACCCAAATTGTTTTTTCCATCCTAATCTATTGCAATGCTCAATAGCAAAGAAGTAAATAGAAATGTGAACCGGCTTTATTTTACCTGTATTCTCAAAGCAGTAATCCCAAAAGATTCTTGATAGGTTATAAATATTCATAAAAGCAGGGGGCTTTTAAATTAAAAATTCCTGTACGGAAATTGAGCGCGAGGGTGTTAGTAAACCCATTCTCAAAATCAATACAGGAATATTTATAATTTCTTTTCATAACTAACTTTTTTTCGCATTGCAATAGATTAGGATGGAAAAAACAATTTGGGTTCCCAACAGCAATGGTGCTGGATGCAATTAATATAAAAAGCTATTCGGTTTACAAGGCTGCA